ATCTTATAAAAACAAATGTCTTCTCTTTTGAAATTCTTCTTTACTACGTTTTCTAAATCACTCGAGCCTGCACCAAGCTCTAACACCCTTGAATCTACAGGCAGCTGGGCGATTTGCCCAGCCACCATAAGAATCCTATTGAAGTTTGAGAAGCTCCAGTGCAAGTTGTAATCGCATTCAGAGAATTTGTCGAATCCCATTTCTCTATTTGCATTCTTACAATTCACCTTGCTGTACCTCCTTAAGCTTTTCAACAATCAGCTCAACACACTCATCAATGCTTTTGTTTGTAGTATCAAGCTCAAGTGTTTTCTCTGACTTGTAATACCTACGAACATTGTTACGATAAAGTTTCTGAGCTTTACCGTAATCATACGGGCATTCCTCATTATGCTCATTAAGACGTTTAATTGCAACATCTTCAGAAGCAAAGCAATAAACAACCATGAAGTCCTTATTCTTCTTCTTCATAATCTTTCGTGCCTGATGGATAAACTCCTGATTACCAAGTTTTGTTTCACGACCAAGAATCTTATCAAAAGTCATGTAACCAACAGGACCTCTGTCAATCACAACATGCTTGAAGTTTGTTGCTTTCAGAAACTCCCATTCCAAAGTCGTTTTGCCGGCCTTATCAAGCCCTTCGAAAATCACCCACATATATTATTAGTCCTCCCAGCTCTCAATCATTTCAGTTTCGCCAGGAAGCAGAAGTTCCGGTTCCTCTTTGTAGATTCGCTTAAGCTCTGCATACCAGGCAGATTTACTGTAATCAAACTTACAATTTTCAGTTGCATGAGTTACATGTTCATTGCCATCACAGAATCTCTTGAAAGAGTTTCCAAACACATCATCACATGTAAAACACTTCTTAGCTGCAGCACCAAAACAATCACATCTCTCAAGATTCTTGGTATAAACCAGCTTATCAAGCTCGTCCATTTCATCATCAAGAGCAATTGCCTTTTTGAGCTCCTTAAGCAGAAGTCTGAATGCATAGTTGATTTCATCAGCTGTATTGTTTTCCAGCCTCTGACCACATACATTCACAAGCTGAGGAAGAGTGAAAGAACAAGAGGCGTCGCACGTCTGACCATGCATCAACAGGTAACGTGCATCCTGATAGGGGATGACTGTATGGTCCTTGCCATCATCATTTCCTTTTGTCATATCATCATACAACTTCTGAGATTCCTCAATAAGCTTTACAGCTCTTTCATAAAACTCAGACTGAACAATATTCAAAGGAAGAACGACGTTGTGCTCAACATGCTGAGGCATCTGAGATTCAACCTGGAACAACCAACCACGATGACGAGTAAGCTGCGCAAGATTTACTCTCGATATGTTCTTAAACACACACTGAATAAGTACAGTTTCCTGAGGAGTAGGATTCAGTCTCTTGTCAACCGAGCCGGTAATGAACTCCTTTACGATAGGAAGCTCCGGATTGTACTCAATGTCATGAAGCTGAATCCAGGTCTGCTTAAGCATATCCCACATTATTTTTGCAGGATGCTTTGTGTAGCCGATAATCTCTACATCAATTCCTTTGTAGCCGTTCTGAACGCCATTCATTTATTTGGCCTCCTTCTCAATTAGTTTGTTGATTTCATTCGTGTATCTCTCAAGACGTTCTTTAGATTCGAAGTAAATCTCACCAATACAATCGGAAGAATTACCAAGAGTCTTTTCATTCAAACACCACTGATATACACTGTAAGCATCTGCCAACTTAAGAATATTATATACTATCGGTTCAGGTTTGTACACCTCTCCGAGATAATTTTTCCAATGTTCTTTGTAATAGTCCTGCTCGATCCTGTTGAGTATTTGCTGCATCTCAGGATAGTTTGCTTTGACATCATGAGGAATATCAGATGTACGACTTTCACATGTGTCATGCAAAGCTGCAAGAATCAGAACCTGTCGTTCCTGCTCGTGAGTAAGATTAAGCTGAGCCATAATCTTAAGACAGAACAAAGAAACAAAACATGTATGCTCTGCAACACTCTCATCCTGAAGTCTAATACGATGATTGTACCTGATAATCTTCTTGAGTGGGTACTCACTCATTATGGATTCTTTACTCAACAATTCCAGCATAAGCAAGTCCCTCATTCTTCTCAATCAACTCAGGCAACTTATCAAGGTCTTTATAGTTCTGAATAACAATGTCTCCAGACTGAGCAAGCATCAAATTAAACTGACCATTAGGACCAAGAGTTTCACAATAATATACAACAATCTTTCTTTTAGAAGGATAAACAGCTGCATTTAATCCATTTACGTATCCTGCTTCCCAGATTGTTCCCATGTCTTTTCCATCTGTAATTGCAAATAAAATATCACAGCTTGCAATATTTTCAACATTATCACTAAATACTTTGCTGCGCATTGCTTCATCAGCAATTGGACTGCATACACAATTATCCTTTGGGCTCCATACATTAAATCCAAGTTCTCTCAGGCGTCCCTTTACACGTTCCTCACGCTCTGCTTGATCAGGATTGAACCAAGGGCTTGCAAAGTACACTTTCATATTTTTAATATCGTTCATGGCGATTTCTCCTTTTCTAAAAATGTAGGGAGGGAGTTTAGCCCCTCCCTATTATGTGAATACTTCCCTTATAAAGTTTCAAGACGGTCAGACACAACACTAAGCTTTTGCTGAATTGCATTGGCCAAGTCGTCACCATCAAATCCAGAAAACATTGCGATGTTCATAAGTACCACGAAACAATCAGCCAACTCCTCAAGCTTTGCATTCTTATCATACTTATCATTGCGATGTGATTTCCACCTTTTATCAGCGTCCAACACCTCACCAATCTCGGACATAAGCTGCTGAACATGATATGATGCTAAACCAACATCATCCACGGGAGCAGTAACCGTATGCTCATCCTTGTATCTATCATAGACACCTTTATGAATGAGCTTATCTTGAGTTATGAGTTGAGTGTTGAACAACTGCTGCAAAGTTATTGCATTAGTCGTCTTCCCATTCATCCTCATCTTCCTCCTCTTCGCCCCAGTCTTCCTGGGCAGCATCCCATTCCTCAAGCTGATTGATGTAATACTTAGCAGGTTTCTTTGGAGCTACCTTGATGTCGCGTTCCTTACAGAGGTTGTACAACTCTTTGGCAGACATTTCAGAGTAATCGACTGCATCGTCTTCCTCCTCTTCGCCCCAATCCTCATTGTCGTAATCGTCCTCATCTTCATCATCTTCCGGCTCAGGCTTACGAGTGCTCTTCTTACCGGTAGACTTCGGAGCGCGTTTCTTAGGTGCCTCGTCCTCGTCTTCATCGTCATCATCCTCGGTTGTATCACAAGGGAATGCCTTATCAAGCATCTTAAGGATAGACTTTACAGAATAAGCCTTTGCTTTCTCATTTCTAAACTTAACCTTGTCCATAGGAACAACAGAGAACGTCTTGTTCTGCCGCTTACCGGAAACACTAATCACATAGTCACGATCAGTGATTGTGCCATAGTTCTCATACATTGCCATCAGTGCAGGAATCGGGCTGCAGTTATTCACAGGGAACATGAACAGCTGAACTTCCTTGGTCTCATAATTCCATACAGACCAGATATACTGAGAACGAGTACGAAGACTGTCATCATCACAATAAGGACAATCCCTTCCGAAAAGCTCCTGACAAGGAACATTGATTCCGGCCTCAAAGCTATCATGGAATGTAACTTCCATCCCGTCATCCATATCAGTCAGGAAACGAACCCTGATTTTCTGACCTTCTCTGAAGTAGATAAACTTACCTTTGTTCTGACCGGACCTTTTTACATCCTGCTTGATTTTATCAACTAAACCCATTATGGTTTCCTCCTTGTTTTTGATTCATAGATTTCCATAGTTTTCTTAAACATTTTATCGAACAACTCTTGAGTCATGTCGCCTGGGTCCTTTATTCCTTTAAGATACTTGAATCTCGTTACTTCGAAATGTTTCTCAAGAAATTTAGTACCTTTACGACCACACTCATCATTGTCCAATGCACTTATTACTTTCATGATTCCTTTGTCTTTCAGCTTTTGAATTTGCTGAGGTGACATTTTCCAACCTAAAATAGCAACTACATTGTCTTCACCAAATTGCACAAACTTCAATCTGTCCATGTAACCCTCAACCACAAACACATAGTCTTTAGTTCCATAATCACCTACAAGAGTTGTTGCTCTACTGAATCCTTCATTGTACAGGTACTTACGTCGTTCTTCAACTGACTTAATCATCGTACGACATACCCAGCCTTTGAACTTTCCGTTGTCAAGCATTGGGAATATGATTCCGTAGCTCTTATTATATGTAACCTTAGCTTTGCATTTATGTAGGGTACTTGGTTTGAATCCTCTCTTGGTCATGTACTCTCTAGCAGCCACCACCTCAGGTTCATCAGAATCCCTCCAGTTAACTTTTCTTAATCCGTGGTAATAATCGTAGGCCTCATTATACAAGTCCCTTTGAAGTGGCTTCTGTTTAATCAGAGACCTATTCAGTTTTATACCACTACACTTATCGGATTTCAGAATACGAAGATATTTTTGATAAGCTTGCAAGTCATTCAGTCCATTGTACTTGGACTCCATAAGCTTTACAAACTTCTTTGCATCACCTGTCAATCCACATCCAAAGCAAAACCAAGAACCATCTTCAAAATTCACAATCATACTTGGGTTTACATCGTCATGAAAAGGACAAACGATTTTCTGACTTAATGATGCAACATCAGGTATCAGATTATAATACCATAAAACCTTTGCTAATGCTTCACCACTTTTGTTCTCCATCGTCATGCCCTCGTTTCACACCAACAGTGAAATAGGGTTTCTGACGTTTTACAGTGTAGCAACCTTTTACCTGTTCTGCGGTTATCTTCCCAATCTCCTCAAGCCTATCAAGCTCCTGAGTATCAACTGTTTGTGACACATTCAGAAACGACTTAAAGATTTTAGGGTCCACATCACATTCTTTAAGGTAAGCAATCAATGCGTCCATGTCAGTGATTTCGTACTTCTTAATTATTACCTGCTTAGCAAGCTGTTTTCCTAAAGCTTTTGCAAGCTTATCAGGGTCGAACTCAACACTTGACTTTTGAATACGATTGACCACCAAGTCGCTTTCGACTAAATCATCATACGAAAACGTAAGTGACTTATCGATGCCTTCACACTCAAAATAGTCCTCCATATCACTGCTGAATTGTGCTTTCAATTCATTGAACTGTGATTGCACCTGCTTAAATCTCGATTGTCTCTCAAAGAACTTACGAACAGATTGTCTACACTCAGTCGAACTAAGTTTAGCTTTTCTGTTCCTCTTTGCCATTCTCATCCACCAATCCTTTCAAAAGCTTATAAACTCCACGAGGCCAACGCTTACCGGTACGTACCCACACAATATCATCAAAAGATACGATGTACTCAGCACCATAATCAGTCTCAAGCTTAAGCTTACGATTCTTGGTAGATTTACGAGTGACCTTAGCAGATTTTACTCTGCCATTTGAAAGACGGAAAGCAACCAAAGTACCGATTTCAATGTTCTCAATATACGGCATCTTCTGAGCCATATCAACATCAACGTTGGCGGATTCTTTCTCAACTTTATCTTCCACCTCTACGACATCGTGATTGTCAATCTTACATTCGTCTTTAGCACTTTCAGATTCATCGTTCTTCTTCAACACTTCCGCTCCTAAGATTGCATCAATCAGCTGGTCCTTGGTCATGTCCCATCTACCAGAGATGTTCATGTCCTTTGCAAGCTCTCTGAGCTCTTTACAGGTTTTCTTCTGCAGATTTTCTCTTGACATACCTATGTCCTCCTTTGATAATTTGGTAG